CACTTTGATTATAAATTATAGAACCTGAATGCATCTCGTCTGCATCACCTGCCGCAAAGTTATCACTTCTTATTAAAAGTTGTAATGGTGTTATCCATAATGAAGTAAGATTATTTGCTGTTAATACAGTCATTGAAGTATATCTTGTTGCTGGTGTAGCAATAGGATATAATAAATTATCTGTTTTTGTTGCTACCGTTCCTGATGATGTATTACATAAAACACCACCTACTTTTTTGTTTCCCCAATAATCTATTTCCGTATATCTTCCTGTTACTGTATCACCATAAACTTGTTTATTTGACATACCAACGGTGTTTGTTTCAAATATTAAATTGCTCTGTTCATCTGTTGACCCGTTATAACAAAGAAAATAACCACCTCTATATTCTGTACCTCTTTGGTCAAAAGGTCTTTCTGTATCTAATCCTGCTGTAGGTAGAATAGGATATTTATCTCTATTTATCTGATGCCATAATCCGTCCTCATTAGTACAAATAGCCATAGCCTTACCGTCAACTGTATAAACATTATCAGCCATACTTGAAGTAAACCCTGCTTCTTGAAGAAACAACCCTTTCCTTTTGGTAAGCGCGTCTGTTTCAAGGTCAAAATTCTTTAATGATTCTGCTTCTTTTACATCTATAAATTCAGGATCGTTAGAGTTATTTATACCGGCTACTATTTGAGAAAATCTTATACTTTGTGTTGCCATTACCTATCCTTTAATAATCGTACTTATATGTCATAGCGATATGACGATTCTTCTGTCTGTTTGTTATGCTGTCTATTTTTCTTTTCTGTATCTCATATTCATTTCGCCAAAATCCTAATAGTTTTCCATCGGCCAATTTATACTTTATGTATCTGCTCAATGCTCCGGCTATAATAAGTTCTGTCGCATATTCAGGAAGCTCTATCATATCAAGGTCATTTACAAGTTCTTTCGGCTGTCTTTTATAAAGTACTATGTAAGTAGAACCTGTATCAATGGCCGGAGTTGTTCTTAATAGCTTTCTTCCAAGTGTTCCGTCATATTCCGTAATACCCGCGGAAAGAGTAATAAATGCTGTTGTACCTCCAGCGGTTGCTATTATACAAGTTCCGGTAGTAAGAGAATGAATATAAACTCGCTCTATCTTACCTATCCCAGAAGAAGCTGTACTAATATTAACATCTGCCACACCATTAAGAGTTCCAAACCATTCTTGATAAGCACCTGTTAAAGATTCACCAACGATTTTAAACTCCATTGTATCGGCGGCGTCTGTACTCGATATTGTCGCTGTAACCATATTACAAACTGTAGAAGTACTCGCTGAAAAGCTATATAGTAAAAAATTAGTCAGGTCTGTCGTTACACCGTTTATGGCGTTAGAAATATAGTCATGAGTTGTTACTATATCAGGATTTTTGTTTGCCGCCCATATATCAACCAACATACCAAAATCACTCGGAAGTTCATAATCAATAGAGCCGGAAGTAGTTGTTATTGTACCTGTTACAAGTAAATCATTTCCAAAAAGATCATAGCAAATATTCTTATAAGTTTGATTAACACAATCTTTAAGGTATTCTGTTTCTTCCTCACCTACCACATTAATCATAGCTTTTACTATATTATAAAAATTCAAGATTACCTCTTTTCTTCAGCCTGATTTTCGCCAACCATACCTTCTAATTCTTGTATTTTCGCTATCCATTTCTGATACTCAGCAGTCCAATAAGCTGTCTTAGCATCGTCTCCCATATATCGGAAGGCTTTTTGACAAGTTCCGGCTACAATAGCCGGATGCGCATAGGCTGGAATAGTGGGATAATCGAGATCGTCAATAAGCTCTTTCATTTCTTTAAGATAAAGCACTTTCCAATCGGCCGCCGTTGCTCTCTGTATATCAGGATAAAACCGAAGTTTTCTTGTATAGCCTGAATAATCTATAGATGTTATCCCTGCGGTCATTGTTATATACGCCGATGCTGTATCAAGAGTTGCCCCTGCTGAATGAAGAAGATATACGATGCCCGCCCTTTCCTGTCCGGCTTTTATATATTCTATGTTTATAAGTGATGCCGTTGCCGATGCACCTGAACCAGCAGTTGCCCCCGTAGTTATTACATAGCTTTGTCTTGTATATGTTTTGTCCAACCCTACTACTGTAAATGATATATTTCCGTCTGTAGCTGAACCATCACCACTAAGCCAAATATCTGAAACGCCACCTGTTTCCACAGTTGTCATATCAATAAGAGAAGGAGAGGTTAAATTTGTTACTACATACTTATAAGTAGTTCCCCCTATCTTATCCTTGAACCACCCTCTTGGCTTATCTATATCAGTAACATTAATCTGATCTACACTATTATAAACTCGTAACAACATTCCAAAATCTGTAGGTAAATTACAGGTTGCTACATTTGCCGATACTGTTAATATCGCATCGGAGAGAAGATATCTGTTAAACCCGTTATAATTAAGGTCTCTAAGTATTTCATTTGTCCAATCTTTAATATTGGAACGGATAGTAGTATTTTGTGTTTCTTCTTCTACTCTTGTATATATATCGTAAAAATTCATTGATAACATAATAGCTTCTCCTTTTAATAACGATAAGTCTCCCGGCATCTCTGACACCGGGAGATCATTATCTATATTATTTTAATAAGGTTAGTTTACCCGTTAATCGAATAACCATAACCCATTGTCTCTTCAAGTTTTACTCTAAGAGTTGTCTCTTCCATATACTGATCTTCTTTTGTATCAGTACCAGGTGTCTGAACTCCAAGCTCTAATGTAAGTGCTCTTAAATACGCTTCTTTAACGTGTTTAAGGTCAACAATCATTATCGCATTCGGGTCCATCTGCCTATGATAAGATACAACAAGTTCTCCAAAAGGTACAACCATATTCAGCATTTTCAGTCCATAAAAATTTATGTTCTGATTTAGCTGAAGTTTAGAAGTGGCTGCCTGATCCCACGCATCAATAACATAAGATCCACAAAGTGCGATCTTTCTGTCCGATCCGGCGTTATTATAGCAACCCTTTATCAGGTTCATGCCAAGGCTATTCTTAAAGGTAGATGCTGTTACACCCGTAAAGTCATAGACATTACTTGATATAAAAGATCTCATACCTTTCATAGTACGGCTTGTAACTGCTGCTGTTACATTTTTGCCATAAAGAAAAGCTCTTTCTTTCTTCATCTGGTGTTCAATACCCATTCTACGCTGCTCTGATTTCCTACGGTTACCAGTTCCATAATGATCTATGGCAAGCTCTGTACCTGTAAGACTACAAAGAGTTTTTATAATCTGAGTAAAGTTTTCAGAAGTGTCCATTTTTACACGAAGAGGATCACGTTTGGCTGAACCTTCGGCTGCGGCATCAGCAAGTACGTACCATGCATTAGCTCCCGCTAAACCTGAATATGCTATTTCACCCGCACCATAAGCACGAACTACTGTAGCTGTTCCACCTGAACCAAGTGCCGAAACAAGCATATGTTCACCTGTTGTTCTTAACGGTCTCGGATTATAAAGAATATCTCCGACCTCTACAAAAAGAGCCGCTGAACCTGCTGTACTATCTACAGCTAAATCTGCCGTAACCGATGCAGAAGCAAAGGCAGTGGTCGCCTGAAAAACAACATACTCTTTTGTACGCCATTCCAAACATTTAACTGTTCTATTTCCTGCTTTTTCTTTGCCCGCCTTGTTTAAAAATATTGTGAACGGACTGGACTGAGGGTCAAGATCAAAAATATGGTTCTCCATATCTATAATCTGACTATCAGTATTTACGTTAACGGAAGTTAGTGTTCCGCTTGTATACGTTATAGCCATAATAAGGCCTCCTGTTTATTTACCAATTAGGGTCTTTAATATATCAGGCCCGTCTATGTCTCTAAGTTCCGCAGCGTAGGCAGCATCTTTATCAATTATCGTTGTTGGGGTCTGATTCTTGCCAGTTTCTCCCACTATCGATTCTTTCTTAGGTGCTTCTTTCTTCGTAACTACTTTTTGCGGATTTCTTCCACGAAAAACGTCATAGGCCATTGATACCGGATTATCCACGGTTTCGTACATAGTAGGATTAGACTGTAACACCTCTAAAATTCCAGTCTTATTCTTTACGAAATATGGGTCTTGTTCAAGCTCTATTACCTGCTTTTCTAAAGTGTTGGAAACTTTCTGCCATTTTATGTCATCTTCCTGTTTCGCTTTCCACTCCATTAAATCGTCAACTTCTTTCATCCTATCATTAACTTTTTGTTCTGCAATTTTTTCGGCAATTTTCTGTGCTTTATACGTTACTGCTCCCTCAAAATTATCTGCTTCAATAAGTTTATTAAACTCGTCATCAGTAGTAGGCTCAGTAGCTTTTTCTAAAACCTCTTTCTTTAATACTGCCTTGCCGTCTACAATATCAAATTTATCTTCAAGCAATTCCATTGCTTCATTATACTTTTTATCTTTCTCTGCCTGATCTGCTCTCATATTACCAAGCTCAGTTCCCTGTCTATCCTGTAGTTTTCTAAGGTTAGCATAATTTTGCTGTTCTTTCACTAACTCAGCTTGATAATCAATCTCTTCCTGTGTTTCTGGTTCTGTTTCCGGTTCAACCTCTTCCTGTTCAACCTCTTCCTGTTCAGTATCTTCTTCAAGATTAGCTTCAACCTGTGTTGCTTTCTCTGCCTCTACTACTTCCAATTCTCCCTGTGATTGTTCTAATACACTAGGTTCATCAAAAGCATTATCTAAAACTGTTTTCTCTGACTTAATAGTTTCATTAAAATAACCTTCTTTCGGTTTTACGTATGGTGTCTTATCGTCAATCATTGCCCCTGTCACTTCGCTGTCAAAAAATTCTCCGTTATCACCTGCTCTACTCATCCTGTATCTCCTTAGAGCCGGCTTCTTCTGCTAAACTACAGGCATTATAAAATGCACAAATTTGTAGTTCAAACTTCTTGAACATTCTATACATTATTCGATATTGATTAGTCTCTTCGTTATCAAATGTATTCGCCATTTTATTCTTGGCTACTTCCTGTTCGTCTTTTATCCAGTCTTGTATATACTGGAATACTCTTGACTGAAGTACATTGTCCAATTCTACCTTGTCTCGCGCCAGCTCTATTTTTGATTCGAGGGATAGATCACGACTAAAATTTACTTTCAGCCTTACTTCTTTTTTTGGTTCTCTCCTAAATATATTATACATTCATTCCTCCTGCCGGGAGTTGCTGTTGGGGCATTACTGCTTGTCCGCCAGCTTGTCCCGTTCCTTGCCCATTTACTTGTGAGTTCGGATCTGAGGATGAAAGAGGTTGCTCTATTTTTTTCAATATACTTATTTTCTTATCATATACCGTAAGATAATCTCTCGTAAGTTCAGGAACGTCTATTGTATAACCCTTACTTACCAAAAGATTTAGTAATACCGGATTAGTAAGTTTATCAAACATAGCACCCATTTGCTGTTGTTCTGCTATCTTATTAACAAAAGCATTATATCCAACAGGTTTAAGATCCACCATATCTTCTATACCATCAAGCAATCCTGGTATTATAGTCGCAAATTCAGGATCACCACTCTTACTTGCTATTCGTATAACCTTCTCGTCTGTCATAAATTTACTATAGCATATCATTATCATTCTACCAAGAGGTACAATAACTGTATGAAGAAGTATGTCTGCTTTCATTCTAAACCGTTTGGTCATTTGATCTGCTACTATTTGAAGTCCTGTTGCTGTATCATTAAGAGACGGCCCACTCTGTCCCTGCATAAAATCATTTACAGATAGAGAGTTCTGAAACTCTACCTTTAACATTTCTTCTTCTCTTACACTTGAACCCGTTGTATCGGGTGGTGCATAGGTTGTTATAGCATCTCTCATTGAACCCTGTAAGGCTTCTTTAGAACTTATTATCTTTCCAGGATATACTTCATAAAGTTCGCCAACGTCTACCTTTGTACTGTCATGCATAATAAGCGGCGAAAGTATTAGATCAACATTATCCATTCTCTGATTACGTTTCTTGTTTATCTCGCGGGCAAGGTCTTTTCCAAGTTCAATTTCTCCTGCTCCATAAAAATTATTCTCGTCAGGATAATCAAGACCACGAAGAAAAGGTATATATCCATATGAATTATTAGAAAGTCTTATACAATGTTTTTTAGATATTATTGATGCTATGCCCTGTGGTGTCCATAACTCCCATAATACAACCTTACTGTCTCCATTATCCTCATCTCCCTTTATTGCCCTATCTTCTAACCGTTCATATCGTAAAGAATCCGTATCAAGTGGATCATGCGACCTACTTCTAAGTTCCGTTACACCCTTATAGACTCCACGTTTTTCCTGTGCTATAAGATGTTGCCACGTAGTCTCTATTCTGTGTATTACATATCTGGCATTATCAATGTTGGTTGCCATTGGATCAATCCATACATCCGATATATCTATCTGTCGGAAATAAACAGTTTGATCTTCGGGATTCCATAATACCTTTAAAAAACCTGTACCCTGTTTAAGTATTTGTAAAACAAGATTATGAAACTCTATATATCCGTCTGCAAATGTATCAAGATTGTACTGAATAAGATCTGATACTATCTCGGCCTGTTTCCGTGTCTGCGGGAATCTTGACTCTACATCTAATACTTTACCACCAGCAAATATTACTTCTAATACTCTTGGTAATATAGACTGAATCGCTGTCTTTAAATGAGGTACAAATAGATTAGACCGCTTACTTCTTTTGTCCTTATCAAGTGTTATGTTATGATAAAGTTTCTCGTTCTCTTGCCATAATTTATACTTAGTACACCTGTTCTTTTCAGCTTCAGGAAGTAATTTGTTAAACTTTCTTACGGCAAGAGCCTTGTTCATGCTATCTTTTATCTCAAAATCGTTCTTATAACTATTGTTATCTGTTTCGGGCATATATTGTCCTTGTTACTCGTTGTTTTCCTTAAGTACTCTTACATTTCCAACACCTGCTATTTTCATAATAGAAATTCTTTCCTTATTCGTTTCTGTTCCAAGGTCTATTGTTGCCTCTTCCTGTCTATATCCTGCCTCTGAAATAGGATTGACTGTTTCCATATCTACATACTTTCTATTTTTACTCGGTACCTGTGGTTGCATAATGTTCTTCTTTAATTTCTTCCTAAATCGCCAAATTTCATATTTGCTTCTAATTCTTTTTTACGCTTCTTTAATGCTTCATAATCTACTGTCTGTTTTGCTGTACTAAGTATTATTGCGTCTGCTATATCAGGACTTCTACCTAATATCTTTTTAATGTCCTTCTTGCTTGCTATCTGTATTTGTCCTTTTAAATTTGTAAAGAACCTAATACTTGTAAATTCCTCTATAACAAGGTCCATTTTAGATTTATCTACTAAAAACCAAAGTTCTTTGTTTCTTATTGCTTCTCGAAACTCCCAGAATAATTCTGCCCGGAGATTGACAAACTTAGCATTATTTGTAGGTTTTTCCTGATAAAGTATTCCGACTGGTTGGTGTCCCATATTTTTAAGTACATCATATGTTCCGCGACCTATTCCGTTACTATCTATTTGAGGTTTAATTTTACGGCCTTGATACTTCTCTGTAATAAAGAACGAAAGTTTTACGCTGTCTGAACCCTCAATTATGTCTATGTCCGTGAATGTGTTTCCCTGTTTCCTTACAACACAGCTTCTATCATTCTCAAAGCCAACATCAGAGCCAATGTTATCATTACCTGCCTTTGGGTTAGGATAATCTATACTTTCTTTATCCGGTAAATTATCAGGATTCTTCGCCCATACTGCTTCAAGTTCCCTGGTAGATAATAACTGCTGTTCACTTATAGCACAATTCTCGGCAAATACCTTTTGTCTGTATTCTACCGATTCACTTCCCCACATTTCCCTAAGAGACTTTTCATAAGCAGGTGTAACCATTCCTGTCTTATCCATATATTTAAGTTCCCATTCATAATTTTTTCTATCATAATCAGGATTATTACAATCTGCTTCCCATTGATTATAAACCGCTATAGCATATTGGTCGTGTGTCTTGTAATTCTTTCGCTTTATGTTTTTTGGAAAGAATGGAGTTGAAAATGCGTTAATCGTTATACAGTTATAAAATGACCTATTAGTCGTAAAGCATTTTGAATACATTGTGCTATCAGAACCGCCAGTAGAAATAAGTATCATTTTACTGTTCTTACTCGTTAGTAAACCTTCAAAAGATGCGTACATATTATTAGCAACACCTTTCGCTTCGTCTATAATAAGTAGAATTTTTGTTGAGTGAAATCCTTCAAAATGACTCGGTTCAGAACTTGTAGTACCAACTATAAAAGCGTCTGAATTTTCTTTACCGTCTGACTTTATCCACTTTATTCTAAGGGTATCAAGTTCGTCATTACCCATATCAACTTTGGCCTTACTGTAAAAGCTCTTCATTTCCTTAAACATATAATCTCTTATCTGAGCTTCTTTAGGTGCTGTTATAACTACTACAGCAGGATAATGTGTCTTAAACCACCATATAGCAAGTTCCGCAGCAGTAAATGTTTTACTACTACCGTGACAAGCCATTACAGCAGTTCTCTGATTATCCCTTACGGATTCTAAAAACTCTATCTGCTTACTCCATGTCCTGTGTCCTAATGCTTTATCTACATAAAATACAGGGTCTGTCTTGAATTTTTCAAAGAGCTTTTTGTCTTTATTCTGAGCCATACTTTTCAGCTAACTCGTTCATTGTTTTTGCTTTATCTGTTATTTCTAATATTTTCTTATCACTAAATAATGTCTTATATCTACCAAGTAATTCTAATGCTTTAAGTTTATCACTATTCTTTGCTTCAATCTCTTCTGCTATTCCTTTAATCCCTTTGAGAATGTACTCTGCTGTTATCTCTGCTTTATCAAATACCTTTGTTTTATCCTTTTCTATAAGTTCCGCCAAATAAGGTTTTTTAAGGTTTTCATATCCAATTACTCCAGCAGTATCTTCTGAATATCCTGCTCGAATTGCGGCCTGTGTAGCGTTAGAATCAATTAAATACTCTTTAACAAATAATTCCTGTTTAGCAGTTAATTTTGTCTCCATAAGTAGTAAACAGTTCTCAACCCCATATTTTACAAACTATTTGCGTTTTTTTGAACTTTTTTTACAAAAACTGCACTTTTTTTCATAAAAGACTTGCCGATGCAGTTTAATTAAAGTATACTATTATTATGAGTTACAAAATAAAAGAAACCGGAGCTACCAAATGGAAAGAATAAGGCGATCAATAAAAAGTGTAGACTTACAGATAAAACTTATATCCAGGGCAAAGGATCTTGTAATAATGGGATATTACAAAAACCTTGAATTAGCTTGTATAATAGTATTACAAAATCATAGAATGAAATAAAGGAGCATGTTATGCAAACCAAAAGAAAAAAATTATATGATCACTTAACAAAATTAACAGATAAATTATTTATAATTATAGAAGTGTTACTAATTATATTGAGACTGTGCTTAAAACTTCTTTGCAATAAAAAAGAGGAACTGCTATAATTAAATAACAATCCCTCTCTTCTTCGGACTCATATTATATCCGGTAAGTCAGATATATTCTTTTTAGCGCCTTTCACTTCTGAAATATCCAAACTTTTAACATTTCTGATGTTTTCGTCATATTATCCTCCTTAATATACTATTCCTCTCTTAAATACCGGAATTATTTTTCCGTCTTTTGTTCTCAATACTTCTTCCTGTCCTGTAATATTTGCTGGTGGAATATTTATAAAGGATTCTGTATTTATTGCTCCTACTGAAACATTACTCATTTTATCAGCAATTTTATCCATTGATATAGCAATTCTTTCAAGTAATATAATTATCTTTTGTTCTGTTTCTTTTTGCATTATTTCTCCTTTACAACCTCTCTAATATCTTTCAACATATACACAAAATCCTCAATAGGAATCTTCTTAATATTATCCATATAACACTCGCTCACATCTGTATATATCAGCCGTCTCGGATTATCAAGACCTTCTCCAAACTCTTTATTTAAAAAAGTAGCCGCATTGTACAGATATGTATATGTTAGGCAACCTTTATTTATCTCCATTTCCATAGTTATCTTTTTCCCTTCAACTATTGCCTGAGGTCTATAAAAATAAGGATTCGGGTCAACTTCATACCAGAAAAACTCTCCACCTATTACTGTTATTGACCTGACCTGGTAATAGTCTGCCAGTACACAAGTATATCCTATATCGCTTTCTCCTATAAATCCTTCTACCGGTGGGAAAAAGTTTATACCCCCTTTCCATTTTCTTACCCAATCATGGCAACCGTTAGTCTTTGCGCATAGTGTAATACCTTTTGTCTGTGAGAATTTTAACCTAGGGGCATAGGGCTGTTCTAATACACAAAAATGAAGTTTTATGTCGTTTTCAAGTAAGAACGGCAGTATATTTGCTGAACACATAATTATAAATGTATTCTTGGATATTACTTCCTTAATTTTGTCTATGTTTTGTAACGTGCTATTTCCCTCTGCGATGTAGAATATGTCTTTCTTGCGAAGTGGTGTCCAGTCTGTAGTTCTATTATCCTTAATAAACAGATGATTCTTTGCAAGATTCTCTTCTGCCTTGCGTAACCGGACTGTTAATACCTTACCAAATTTATCTATTAATTTAGTCTGTGTTTCTTTTTTCAATGCTTTCTCCTTTTTGTTTTATTATGTCTTCCCATATTTTTCTTATACACTTTCTACAATGCTTTAATACAGATTCTGTTTCCTTGGTACAAGTTTTACAGATGCTCTTGTCATTTTTTATTTTTTCGGCCATATTCTCTCTGCTGCTACATCGCAATATTTCTGTTCTTTCTCAATTCCTATGAAATTTCTATTTAGATTCTTGCACGCCAAACCGGTGGTTCCTGAACCCATTGTAAAATCTAAAACCGTTTCACCTTCATTGGTGTATGTTTTTATAAAATATTCCATTAAGACCACTGGCTTTTGGGTAGGATGCAATTGTTCTTGTGTTTTATTATTATTAAAATATTGTATTCTTTTTGGATACCTTAATCCTGTATCTACCTGTTTAAAGTCTTTTTCATTTCCGTAACAATCAGATTTTTTTCTTTTAACATTGCCTCTTTTATAAATTTTATCTGCAACTGTCATTTGTGGATTATATGTGCATTGTTTTTTATAAAACACGCAAATATCTTCATTATCATTTAATGGTTGTTTTTTGGCATTTAAAAATCCAGTGGTTTTGTTCTTTTGATATTTCCAATCATATTTATACTCCTTAATATTTGATATTCTCAGGGCACTTGAAAAGGGTTCTGAACCAAATAAAATAATAGCACCATTTGGTTTAATCAGTTTGTTCAATCGCTTCCACATTGATTTAAAAGGTATTACCACATCCCATTTACAGGCTGTTGTTCCATATGGTGGGTCTGTTATTATAGCATCGACTATTGTATTTTCTTCAATAAGTTTATCCATTACTTCAAGGCAATCGCCACTATATAATATCATATTATTTACTCCTTTTCTTCTTTCTGCGCCTATTCTTTATTCTCTTTGCTTCCACAATTTCTTTGTCCTTTAACAATTTCCAAGCCATATATACACCTTCAAGTTTAAGCTGTTTAACGCCCGGAACTCGCATATCAGAAAAATCAAATATCTCTAATGAGCAACCCGGCCATTTTTTCACAACAAAATTATTAAACAGCCATATCCGACTATTATAGAGATCATAAGAAGTTATATATCCCGGCTTATCTTCCACCTGCATCACCCTGTCTCCAATCCTATCTTTCTTTGTCTGGTAATCTTCATTTTCTACTGCATACATATTGTCTATACCGAGGTCTTTATCTGTTTCAGGATCATATTTCCAGCTGCGCTCATCTCCAATACTACTCCAAGATTTACAGCGATATCCAGCTGCAAGA